TTAAACGCATCATTGATCTCTGCCAATGTGAGTTTTCCATCGTCCAAAAAAGCCCTTGCAAGCCTTTCAATAACGGTGGCTACGCCTAATAGACCCGCAAGCATAACTGCCTGGACTGTATCAATTCCTACTACTGCTCCAGCACCAAGTACTGATAGACCAGAAGCAGCGAACACTGCTACGATACGCATCAAGACATTTGTCAAAGCCTTTTGTGGGTGCTCCTTCTTAGGAGGCTCTACTATTTTTTTAGTTGCCATATTTAGTCCTCCTTTCTTAGCGGGATTGTAATAAGCCAAATTACTGTTGTTATTAATACTGCAATACCAACAATGTCTCTGGCTGATCCTGTTAATGTTAACCAAGCAATAAAGAAGCCAAGGAGGGTAAATGCTTGAGCAATTATTTCCAAACCTGCATCTTTAAGCCATGTGAAGAATCCCTTCACAACCTTTTTTATTATTTTCATTCTTACCTCCTCATCCCAATCATCATGTTGGCAATCTGTGAAACAATGATTACTGGAATAATGACTTCTTGGGCTTTCTCTCTCTGATCATCTGTCATATCGCTACCTAATTCAGAGAAATTAGATAGTAATTCTGCTACATCTACATCAAGCACTGCCCCAATTGGATCTGCTAAAAATGCTTCTGTTTGTACTTCTGTTACTGCATCTGCTAATGTAAATGGCATTGGTGTATCCCCTGCTGATTCTGCTCTGTCAGTAAACTCAACAAATGCTTCAGCAAGTGCTGGGTTAGACTTCATCTGCTCAGCAATCTCTGCAACTTCTGACGGCTTAATACCAAGGTCTTCTGCAACTTCTACTTTTGCTTCTTGCGTCAATGCTTTAAGGGTTTGACTTACTGCTGTGACTTGTTCAGCAGAAAGTGTAACTAATTTGTTGTCCTTGCTTGTAAGGTTAGCAATAACTCCAGACAAATCTTCTACTGTTCCTGTACCCTTTTCAGGAATAAGTTCTGCTAAAACCTCATCTTTAACTTCTACATCTGGCTCAGTCCATGGGTTTTCTTCAGGCTCAGGATCTGGTCCTGGTTCTGGTGAGGGTTCAGGCGTAGGCTCTTCTGTGGGTTCCTCAGTAGGCTCTGTAGTTGGTTCTGTAGTTGGTTCTGGGTCTGGTGTAGGTTCTACTGTAGGTTCAGGAGTTGGTTCCTCTGTAGGTTCCTCTGTAGGCTTTGGGGATGGCTTTGGCGTAGGAGTAGGCTTTGTTTCCTCTGTAGGCTTTGGAGTTGGAGTTGGAGTTGGCTCTTCTGTTGGTTCAGGGCTTGGTTCCTCTGTAGGCTCTTCTGTAGGCTCTTCTGTAGGCTCTTCTGTAGGTTCTTCTGTAGGTTCTTCTGTAGGCTTAGGACTTGGTTCAGGGCTTGTTTCTGGAGTTGGTTCTGGAGTAGGCTGATTGGCTGCAGCGTTGGCTGCTGCTTGAGCAATGGCAGACTGAATTTCTCTTTGTAGTTGCTCATCATAGTAACGCCATGCATCATCAATAGCATTATTTAAATCAGTTATTGATTGATTATATATTTGTATTTTGCTATTCTTTAACTCTAAAGCATCTTCTGTATCTGCAACGGCATCAAGATGTTCCTGTGTCTTAGTTTGCAAAACCTGATTCATTGATGACAGTGTTGCATTCTCAGAGTTGTATACGCTTAGTTTGTCATTGTATACTGCCAATTTATTGTTATAGTTTGTTTGTGCTATATCCTTTGCTGCAACAGCATCATTGTAAGCATTTATCTGTGCTTGGGTTGGTCCTGATCCAGAGGAAAATGTATTAAGATTACAACTAAAGTTTTGTCCCCATACTCTTGGATTTCCAGCATAGTCACAACCTGCTCCAGTCCATCCACCAGGAATTGCCCATCCAAGATGATAAGATCCTGGTCCTCCACCGTTATACCACCAAATCTCTACACTCAATGTTTTGTCTTCGCTAACATCATATACTGGTGAATAATCGCTCCAATTAGTTCCTTGCTCTACCCAGTTATCAACAGCAAGTTGCCCGTCTACATACATTCTAAATCCATCATCTGTATATCCTGCAAAATATGTTGATGTGAACCAAGACGGTACTGTTATTTGACCAGTGAACTTAACTATAAAGTTTTCGTATCTGTTACCACAAACTGGTAGTTGCATGTGGCTTGAGTTCCAGGTGCCAGAACAAAGCACAGATCCTGGGGTAGCAACATTACCCTGTCTAACAAGAGTATAAACAGTGTATGCCAAACCTGTTCCTCCAGCAGCCTGCATATTTGATTGAGTGGTTTGAACATTAATATTGGCTATGCTTAGTGCATCTTGAGCATCATTCTTTTCTTCAAGAGCGTTGTCTTTATGTTCAAGGGCCAAGGCTACTGTGGCTGTCTGACCATCCACATTTGACTGGGCAAGGTTCTTTGCTTCTAAGGCTGTGGCTTCTGCCTCTACTGCATCTTCATGAGCATCATGGGCATCATCTTTAAGTTCCTTCGCATTTGTGGCTGAGGCAAACTTATTTTCTGCTATCTCTATAAGATCTATAAAGTCATCTTGGTAACCAAGGTCATCTACGCTATCGTTAAGTTCCTGTATTTCTTGGGCTGCAACAGTTAGAGGGTCGTCAGAGTGTGCACCTTCTGGGGAGATAATAAGCCAGCCAAACGCTAAAAGTGTGGCTGATAGTATGCGTATTAGTTTTTTAATTTACCTTTCCCCCTTGCAGACGAGATGTCTGATAAGGTTATTATATCATTTTATTGCACAAAAAAGGGGCTACCATTATTGGCAACCCCTTTAGTGTTGGATTAATTACTTAACCAGAGCGACCTTTGCTCGTGGATTCTTCTTGTTCCACTGAGTAGCCAACTTGTTAAATGCAGCCTTCATAGACTTAATCGCTGCAGCATTATCTGCAGTCAACTTAGCAATCTGTGCATCCTTAGCAAGAAGAGCAGCATCTGATGCAGTCTTTGCATCTGCAAGTGCCTTTGCACCCGCTACCTTCTCTGTTGCTACAGCATCTGCAACTGCCTTATCTGCAGCAGCCTTTGCATCTGCAATTGCCTTATCTGATGTAGCCTTTAGATCAGCAAGTGCCTTGGCATGTGAAGCCTTTAGTTCTGCAAGTTCTGCAGTAAGTGTTGCAAGTGAAGCATTCGCTGCTTCCAAGTCCAACTTGAACTGTGCAATAATCTTATCTGCAGCAACGCCTGCATCTGCAAGTGCCTTTAGAGCGCTTGCTTCTGCCTTCTTTGCATCAGTTGCTTCTGCTGTTGCCTTTACTAGGTCAGCATTGGCCTTTGCTAGGCTTTCTGCAAGTGCAGACTTTGCCTTAACCTCTGCCTCTAGTTGAGCCTTTGTTGAAGCGTGTGCAGCCTTTTCAGCAGCAAGTGCAGCCTTTTCAGCAGCAAGTTCTGATACTAGATCACGAACTGAAATCTCTGCGAATGGAGCAAGTGTTGGAGCAGTCAAACCAACTACTGCTGCTGCAACTGCATCTGTTGATGTTGTTGGAGCAAATGTAATTAGTGAGCGTGTTCCTGTTGTTGGAAGAGTAGCCTTAAAGGTTGCTGTTCCAAAATCTGTTAGTGTAGCACCAGTTGTTACTGTTGCTGTATCCATAACTGCTGTTGAAGCAAATACAGTTGCTGTAATTGACTTACCAGATACCTTGTTGCCAAATGCATCTGTTGCAGTTACAACGATGTCTTGCTTTGTACCAGCAGCACCTGTTGTAGGTGCAGAAACTGATAGATTATTAATTAGACCAGCAGTACCCTGTACATAGTATGTTACCGTTACTGGACCATTTGTAACTACAACTGTTCCAATTGCTGTTGTCTTTGTGTAGACATAGAATGTTGCTGTTGTTCCTGTACCAGTTGCAACTGTCAAAGATGATGATCCTGATGTTGCTCCTACTGGTGCAGCAGTTGAGTGTAGTGCAGATACGATTGTTGCATTTGTTGAAGTTGCAGTAACTGATGTTCCTGCTACTACTGTTGCTACGATCTGAACAACGTCTGTATTGTCAACAGTGTTGTCTGCAGGTACTGGACGTACGATTGCAGTCGTTAGCGCTGTTCCAGCAGTTGCTGGCGTGTCATATCCTGCGCCACCTGTTTTTGCGGCATTCCATGTGGATGCTACAACTGACATGGTGTTAGCACTTGCAGGTGTTGCTACCATTGTGCCCAAAGTCATGGCTGCAACCACGGCTAGTGCGATTTTCTTGAATGAATTCATTCGGTATTTCTCCTTATTTATAGTGTTTTTAGTCTGTCCAAATAGTCTTTTATCTCTTCTATTTGGCTAGGTTTATATTGTATCACATTGCGACTTTCCAGGTCAAATTGCTCCTCTGGAGTCTTTGGTCTGTCCTTAAAGGTGTGAACCTCTACTTCAGTGTCTATATTTTTTGGAGTATGTGATATTGCCCCAAATATTGCTCCACACACAGCATCAGCCAAGTCCTTTGACTTTTTGCGGGGGTGGTCAACTCTATCATTTTTCATAATCTTTAACTGTGTTAGTTCATCAAACAATAAATCAATTGCAGGCATAGCAAGTCTTTCCTCATATACGAGCATAGCCATATCTTCATAATGCTTCTTGGCAACAGAAACAGTATCAGTTTTCATTCCTACCTGCTTCAACTCATTCTGAATATCAAAAGATTGCCAACGGTCAAAGGAAACCATGCCGATATCAAACCCAAGTCGTCTAAGATTCTGAATCCACTGCTTTACTTCAGACAGATTAACTGGCCCCTCTACCTTTGGCTCCCACCACGCTACTGCATCTACTACAACTATTGGTGCTACCTGTTCGTAGTTATTGATGACTTGGATGTTTACCCATTTTTCCACATGTGCAATAGCAACAGCACACTTATCGTGTTTTTGTGCAAGGTCAGCGTGAACATAGTACTTCTTTGTTGGATCTGGCTTAAATGATTCATCAAATCTTTTAAATGTATCTACAGGATTTCTTAATGTCATGCATGATCTAACCTTGTCTGCCTGTTTAAAGAATGCATCAGAAGCAAATGTTGGTACGCAAGCAAAGCGCATCATGGCATCTCCAAGGTCTGTCATGAATGCAATCATAAAATCATCAATCTTTCTTGTAGGATTTACTTCCCACGTTGGTCTTTTTAATGCAAATACTCCAGGATATTTGTATGATGTGATTTGATCTTCATCCCACGAAATTTCAAACGTGTTGTCTGCGCTATCTTCTGGAAGCAATGGGTTAATTATAAACTTATGTGTTCTTTCTATGACTTCTTTTTCAGCAACAACATCATCATATCTTTCTGAAATAAAGTCGCCTGGATATCTTGGAAAGGATAGAAGAACTACCTTGCCTAAGTCAGGGAAGCGAGAGTCTACTGATCCACGGAAAGCCTTATAGATATTATCAGCAGTCTTTCCCTGTTCGTTGCCTGTTCCAACCTCAGATGCAAAACCAGAAATCTCATCAAGTACTGCAAGCAAAAGGTTTAAACCTTCGTGTGATTCTCTTTCTGAGTGACCAGAATAAACAGTGATTGATTTATCAAACTCAACAGAGTCTGCTTTTGCATTATACTTTCCTGCAAACCACGGAGATCTTTCAATCTTTGATTTAAATCCTTTAAAAAAAACATTCTTTGCCTGTTGTGCGTTAATAGCAACATTGATTAGGTCAATAGCATCTCCAGATGGCTTACCGAAATACTTTGCTGGGTCTTTAAGGCATAGAAGTTTGTATACAATGTAGGAGCATGCTACGGTTGAAGTAAAGTCTTTTCCAGATCCCTTGCCAAGTTGCAGGATGATTTCATTTTTTGTGTACTTGTTGTAGTACTGAGAACCCTTCTCTTCACCCATTATGTTGATCAGATCTTCTTTACGATAGATCTGGCTCATTGCCTCAACAATATCGTACTGAATATCAGACAGTGGTGGCTGCCCTAGATATGCTTCGCCTTCAACAAATGTTCTTGCATCTACGGGTGTCTCTTCAAAATGATCATCCTGAAGTGCCTCAAGAAACTCATTGAACATCGTGGACAACTGTAATCACCTCGTTGTCTTTTGCAAATGCAGAAAGCCTACGCATAATTTCATCACGAACCTGGGGATACTCTGAGGCAATGTCTTTTAAAATTAACACAAGAATCTCTTGACGCTTTTCAATTTCCATCATCTCTTCGGCAAGTTCCTTATTCTCAAGCAGACCAGCCTTCTGAAGCATATCAATACGCTTAGACTCAATGTCCATTACAAGTTTAATGGCAGCAGTTTTTGCACTAAGATTGTTGGTCATTGATGCTTCATCGATAACTTCGTATGTACGAGAAACCAATTTGCTGTAATGTGTATCTGCTGCAGCAAGTGCTTCCTTAGCACGAGCACGAATTGCATCGTTTGCAGATGCCATAACCTTCCACTCATTGATAAGTGTGACAACCTTTTGTCGTGGTATTGAGAGTTGCTTAGAGATAACTGTTGGATCATTGCCCTTAAGGTATTCCTCTACCACTTGATTTACTTGGTCAAGATGTTTAACTAGGTCATCTTCAGTTGACATACTTGCCTTCTAGTCTGTTTATTTCATCTTTAATATAAAAGATTGCTTTCTCTAAATCCTGAATTGTTTTTGATTCATCCTTAATTCCTGCTCGCCACAAATACTTAAATGCATTTCCTATATTAAAGTTACGGTGTCTTGTAATTTGAATGCACTCTACTCCAGAAGGATCTGTTGTATAGTGCGCTGGATGGTTGACTTGATCAACTGTTATGTTCAAACTTTCACTCATCTTCATCATCCATTTCAAATGTATCTGGCATTCCCTTTAGGGTTAAAGTTGCATATGAGATACCAACTGCTGCCACAAGTGACAATATAAACAAAATATACTTAATCTTTTTCATCGCTTTGATTTCCTTAATCCAAATTTAGCAAGATAAACATAGATAGTCTCTAAAGAGCATCCACATTCCTTTGCAATCTCTTCTGGTGTTTTTTTATCCATAAGATACCTCTTACGCATAAAGGTTTCACTTGTATATAGTTTAGCAGCCATAATGCTATCTGTCAACTCCTGGAATTTTCCAGTCAAGGTCTTCTCTCTTTACTGGTTCTTGATCTTTGATACCCATCATATGCTGATAACCATCAATTTTGTCATACTCTGGGTTATACTCTGTCATCTTTAAACTTATACCACTTTTTCTACAATATTCCTGAGTAACCTCTAAAGGAATGTCTCCATGTACTCCAGTCAGCCTTCCAGAAAAAAGTAAATTAAGTTTGAGCATTGCATTTCTTGAGTGCTCCCAGTGATCTTTTTTCTTATCATCTGCCCAAGGTCTTGCAGTATTGTATCTACTCAACTTCTCTCCTGGGTACTGCCTAGAAAGATGATGATATGAAAAAATTTTTGATGTTGCAAACATTCTCCATCCCCTTCCCCATGACTGTAAAGATACATAGGGCTCTTCTCCATTAAAATTCATTTCTGGATCCAGTGGGACCTCGTCAACATAAGACTTTTCTGCAAAACACCATGTAAAGTGCACCCAATAGTTTTCGTGAACATCGTCATCGTCAGGAGGAACGCTTCCAACTGGAAACCAGTAACCTGGAATAAAATCTGTAATCTGTTGCAGTCTTGGATCCCATCCAGTTATTGAAGGATGATATAGGTTTGTCTTTACTTTATCTTTAAACCTGATAGACCAGTCATCGTTATATTCAAAGTCTGGAGGACAAAGAGTTAGTATGGCTTTGCCAGTTTCAGACTTTGCTTTTGCTTTTGCATACTCACTTAGACATGTAACATCCCAGTCTTGTTCAAACCTGGTATGCCCACAAATAAAAAGAACATAGTCGTATTCAAATGGCAAGTCTTTTGTTGTTAAATCTCTTGCCCAGAGAATTCCTCTATATTCAGAAAGATCAAACTTTCTATAAAGAATCTGTTCTTTTGGAATAAAACTTAGATCTGAGTAAAATTCTGGAAAATGTTCTTCTACTATAGAAAAAACTAAGTCTTCTTTATTTCTTGCCTTATTGTAACAGTCTAAAACTGTTCCTCTAAGATCTCCCTCTTTATATGAGATTATTGATACTAACGTTTTCATATTGCTCTCTCCCAGTTTTTAATTGCCCAATGGCCAATACCGCAAGCATCTGCTACATCGTTATCAGTAATTGATCTATCATAAATAGTGTTAATAAACTTAATAGTTCTTTCCTTACGCAAATTTCTTTCGTAGGACTTATACCAAGATACAGACTTTCCTGGATTTTGAGAACGAATAAACAGTTGCTCATCCTTTGATATTTTTTTATTTCCAATGTAATTTTGCCATGTTATTGGAGATACCTTTCCTATAATTTTTGTTCCAGATTGTCCTGCTGAACCAAGTATCGCTCCTTGAACTAGTGCAAGGTCTGCAGCAGTCTTAGGACTATTCATAAATACTGTATGCTCAATAACTATTGCTTCAAACCCACCATAAATATCAAAAAATGCTTTTACTTTTTTTCCAGCATCCATTACTTTTTCATATACATCTTTTCCTTCAAAATTAATCTTTCCTACAGACTCAAGATCGTCGCCAGAAAAAAGTGCAAAGGCTAGGCTGTTTGTACTAGCGTCAATAGCGCAAATTTTATGTGGCTTTAGTTCTAGACCCCACTTATTTTTTACCATTTATCCTACCTTTTATATCTTTAATTGCCTTTGTAACTGCATCTGGATTAACAGCGCATGAAGAGCAAACTGGATCATCGTTATATATGGAGAGTGGAGAAGAACAAGATTTGCAAAGCCTTGTCTTCCCTCTTCTCTTTTGTCTTTTTGAATGAAGATATCTTTCAGCAATTTTTTCTTTTGTTGCTAGATCTCTACACTCTGCAGAACAGTATATCTGATAAGACACTGACTGCATAAAACTTTTATCACAAAATTTACAATTCTTCACCGAGAATCTCCAGAGGCGCTATTTTTAATACGCCTGTACCTGCAGACTCACATGCTTTTTTAATTGGGCATGACTTGCATATCTTGGAGTTTGATCTATAGTTTTTGGTTGGCAGGGTTTTATCTTCCCATGTCTTTCTAACTAGTCTCATCCAATCAAATGCCTGGTCTACCCACCGACGGTAATGATCGTTTACATCTACAGGGATCAAAAGGAGTTCATGATTATTTTTGTTTTCATAAATCATAACACCAGTTGGTCTCTTTAAGATCTTCATATAAATAAGCAATTGCATTAAGTGACCATTCTTGGCCTTGCCTGATGCCTTTCTATATTCAAATCCTTCGTTCATCATTGTTTTAATTTCACCAATGAGTTCTTCTCCTTGCCAATCAAGCATAACGTCACCGTATCCAAAGATAGGTGGGTCATCATGCTTAATCTTAAACTCTGTTGTTTGCTCATTATTTTCATCACGATAAATTTTTGCAACGCCAGAATTCATCATTGCGTTTTGAATTCTTGCATGTGACAACGTTCCAGCAGTCATATTCGCTGCAGCATATGCGTCAGCATTGTCTTCAAACACTTGTCCATCAAAAGCAAGGTACCAATATCTTGCACACTCTCCATGACCATAAGCAATGGTAGATGGAGCAAAAGTCTTCTTTGTTGTATGCTTATCTACACGAGTAATCGTGTATCCTTCTTTAATCTTTGCCTCAAGTCCCGCTATATCCATGCGGTGAATCGGCTTTTCTTCTGGCTTTATCATTACGGTGTGTAGTAAATTCTTCGTCATCGTTTCTCGTTTCTATTAGTATAAGTATAGCAGATTAGCGTGTAATATATTTCAGTGCAGACACTAAGTTATTAAGCGACTCTGCTGCCGTATAATAAAGGTTCTTCTTTCCACGATCTGACTTGTCCACATTGGCCATCCATGTTGCTTTAAAAGCCATTTTTGCTGCGATGGCCTGAAGTCTTACAATCTCAACGTGTGCAATATTAATTGGGATGTCTGGCTTTATAATTAGTTTAGCAATCATTGTGAGTGCAACTGTGAGTTCTTCGTCCTGCATATAGTCTGCAATCTCTGCAAGACCATTTACCATATCTATTGTTGTTCCTTGTTGTTCCATTATTCCTCCACCATGTCTTCTAAAATACTCATCTCAATTATAGCAAGTCTGACCTTTGCGTTACCCTCGCCTATTACGACAACTATGGCTGGGTCCTTACCATTTTTCATTGCATCTGTTGTTGCCTTAGCCCAAACCTCTTTATTCAATGTAAAAGATTTTCCAACTTCCTTAAAGTCTACGACAAAGTTTTTCCATGAAGCATCACCCTTTTGGGTATTTCGTCCAGAGTTCTTGTGCTGCTTAGCGCCTATTCTTTTAGACTCACTCTTCTCTGTCATTGCCCTTGTATTTCTGCTTGCCAAACTTTACAGTGCTTAGATGTTTTGCTGGACACATCCATGTTGCTGTTTTTGTTTCTGCATAAAGCCTTAGAGATCGTACCTCTACTTTACATTCATGGCATACAAACTTACCATGGTAGACCGTAAAACTACCCATTTAACTTAGCCTTGATTGATTCTTGCAAGTCAAGATCTTCTCTTACACGATTAACAAACGCTTCCTTACCCTGCACCTTTGTGCCATCAGGAAGTATATACCAAGCACCAGTGCGCTCAACAATGCCGTTTAGTTCTGCTGTAGTAACCAAATCACCAATGGTATCAAGACCAATATCGTCACCTCTAAAGTAAAAATCGTACTCACCAGACTGGAACCCTGGAGAGGTTTTGGAGAACTGAAGTTCCCACTTAATAGTTCTACCAATTTTTTCTTCAATTAATTTATCTCCTACCTTGATCTTGCCCTTAATCGCTTGATTGTCTGACTCTGAAGAAAAGAGTTTAATAATACATGAGGAATAAAACTTAGTAGCCTGACCACCAGAAGGCTGCTGGCTAGTATACATAGCATTAATATTATTACGAGACTGAGAAATGAGAACAAGCAAAGTTGGCTTAACTTTATTGTTTGCATAGTTAAGCATTTTCCATGCGTTACTAAAGTCACGAGATTCTGCTCCAATCTGCTTTGTATTTTCCAAAGCCTTCATCTCATCAGTGTCCTTCTCAAAGTAAATTGCAGGAAGCATTGATGTAATAGAGTCTACCACAATTAAATCAACTCCAGCATTCATAAGACCAACACCTACATCTACCATGTCACTAATAGTTCTTGCTTGTGAGTAGATTAGTTTTTCTGGATCTACCCCAAGTTGTCTGGCCCAGTCTTCTGAGTATGACATTTCAGAGTCAATCCATGCACACAACTTACCTTCTGCCTGTGCCAAAGCAATCATCTGAAGGCACATAGAAGACTTTGCAGAGGACTTTGAGCCCCAGATAAGAACTTGTCTACCATAAGGAAGTCCGCCTCCCAATGCACGGTTCAAACCAAAACTTGGTGTTGGCTGATACTCATAGTTAACACCAACCCCAGTTCCCAATCTCTTTCTCAACTTAGGATCAAGTTGTGCTAATGCTTCTTCTACGCTAACTGACATGTACATCCTCCAATGTTACTGTTCCGTCTTTAGTCTTTCCAAAATCAAACTTGTATGACTTTCCTTCTTCTATACTCATGTATGCTTTTGCAAATGCTGTAGGGAAAACCGTAATAGAGTGAAGGTCTCTACTTGTGTCTGCAAGTGTAAGAGATGCCATCTTTTTTCCAGTCTTTGTGATTCTTGGCTTAAATGAAATAACAAACATCTCATCATCCTTGTATGGCAACTGCTTGTAACTCAGAAACTTTACAAGAGCATGCGATGATTCTTTTATCTCATCTGAAGGTATGAAAGAAACAATCCTGTTATCATTACACAAGACAAGATAAGAGCGACCTGTCTCAATAGTTGTATTTTCATCGTCAAATATGCCGACACTGCCAGTTTTGTCCAAAATTTCAACTCGTGACCATCCTGTTCCTCGCTTAATTGATTTTACCATACCCATAAAAATGTATGATCCCTTTTCTTCAAAGTCAACAATATCCTGAATGAAAGCGTAGTAGTGAGAAGGTATTGTGATATTAAACTCTGGTAGGTTTAAATACTCATATAAGTTCTCTTTAATTTCCTGATCATTTCTAGGGTTGTCATTAAATGTTGCTGCACCGATTGCCCTGAGTGCTTGTAAAGCACGACTGTTTACTCCGTTGCCTTTGGTAAATGTAAACTCTTCAAGTTCTTTGTAAGAATTAAATGGTCGTGCCGATATGTATCGTTCACCAATTTTGTCAGATATGAACTTGATAGCACTGAGTCCAAACCTAATACCTTTACCCTCAATTTTAAAATCGATATCCGAATCGTTAATGTGAGGTAACTTAATGCTAATGCCCATTCTTTTTGCCTCAATAAGGTATTCAGTTCTTGCATCTTTGTCCTTTTCGTTCTTTAGCACTGAGTACATAAACTCAAGTGGGTAATAATACTTTAGCCATGCTGTCCAATAGGATAAAGTTGAGTATGCTACTGCGTGAGACTTATTAAATGAGTACCCTGCGTGAGCCTCAAAGTCATGCCATAGATCACGAGCAAGGTTGGGAGCAATAAACTTTGATGCACCCTCTACGAACTTTTCCTTAAACTGATCAAATTCTTTAGCATCTTTTTTCTTGCCGATGATCTTTCTAACTTTATCTGCTTCCGACATGGACATACCGCCAAGGTGTACGCATGCTTGCATAACCTGTTCCTGGTAAAGAATACAGCCATAGGTGTCCTCCGTAAATTGTTTTAGTACTTGATGAGTATAAGAAATGTTTTGACGACCATGCTTACGATCAACATAGTCCTTTCCAATAGTATTCATGGCACCTGGGCGAACTAGAGCATTTGATGCTGCAAGTTCATTTAGATTTTTTACGCCCATCTTAACAAGAAGGTTTGTGTACGGTGCTGCTTCACATTGAAACACACCCTTTGTGTATCCATCTGAAAGCATCTGATATACATTTGCATCGTCCATCTTAATCTTAAGAAGGTCAATCTTTTTTCCATCTCGCTCTTTAATAATGTCAATTGTGTTCTTGAGAACAGACAAAGTCTTAAGACCCAAAGCATCAATCTTAATTAGACCAATTCTCTCAGCCTCTTCCATATCAACTCCTACAACAGGAATTCTTTCATCAGACCCAGTAGACGATCTTGTTTCAAGTGGTGCATATCTAAAGATTGGCTCCTTTGCAGTCACAACACCAGCAGCGTGGATACCTGTACCACGGATACGACCACGAAGTTGTTCTCCGTAAACCTCTACCTCTGGATATTTTTGACGGAACTCGTATGTTGATTTAGATGTGCAGAAGTCGTCCCATGTGTCTACAGTTTTTAGCACCTTGTTAACATCTGATAGCGGAATGTTTAGTACTCGTGCAACGTCTCTAACAATTCCCTTGCCTGTAAACTCAAGGAAAGTTGCAATGGATGCAACATGTCGATACTGTCTAACAAGATAATCCTTTACTTCTTCACGACGAGTATCTTGAATATCTGTATCAATATCAGGAAAGTCATTGCGTTCTGGGTTAATAAAACGGAAGAACAAAAGATTGTGCTCAATCGGATCTATGTCTGTAATCTTTAGTGCATAACAAACCAGAGAACCAGCAGATGAACCACGACCAGGACCTACCATTATCTCTTCTTTTTTGGCCCAGTTAATCATGTTACTTACAACAAGAAAGTATGGAGCAAACTTTTTATCTTTAATAATCTGCAACTCTTCTTCAAGCCTGTCAATGTACTCTTGGTTTTCTGACAAACCTCGTTCTGCCAAACCTTCCAAAGCAACCTTTGCAAGTTCCTTATCAGGACTCTTGTATTGAACTGGTAGCAGATTTAGTCCTTCTTGAATACCATAGTCTCCTACTGTCTCTGCTAATAGGAGTGTGTTTGAGTAAATGTCAGGTCTATCAATACCCTGCGCTTCCATGGCTGCCTTGATCTCTTCATATGATAGAAGGTGGATATCAAACTTATTAAATGTAATCTGACGGTCTTCGCCATAAAGATAGTCAAGGCGTTCCATCATGCTGCCCTTTTTCTTTGACTTTTCATATGTTGCATCTTTTACGAACTTGCCGTGTGTGTTCATGAGCAACTTAAACTCTTGAACTTCCTTTTGTGATGGATCGACATGGTGGCAGTCTGGTGTCACAATAACCTTAATACCAAACTCATCTGCAAGTTCTATTAAATACTTATTGATGTGTGCTTCATTATGAGGCATAACCTCAATGTAGTAGTCGTCAGCAAAGCGCTCTTTGAACCAAGAGATATATTTCTTTGCTAGAGCAAACTCTTCTTCCTCAAGTGCTTTAACTAAAACGCTACTTGGGCAAGCAGAAGAAACAATGATTCCTTCTTTATACTTTTCTAATATACTAAAATCAAATCTTGGCTTCTTAAAGAAACCATCTGTCCAAGATAGTTCACTAATCTTGTTTAAGTTTTCTAAACCAATTTGATTCTTGGCTAGAAGGATAATGTGGTTATAGACAAGATCTTGTTGACCTTCTCTTTCAGACTTATCTCGTGTATCAGATATGTCTGCACACATGTATCCTTCTAGACCTAGAATTGGCTTAATGCCCTTTGCTTTTGCAATACGGTGCAGTTCCCTATGCCCAGATAAAGTACCGTGGTCAGTGATGGCAATCGCTGGCATCCCTAACTCAACTGCACGGTCAACGTATTCTTCTGGAGTAGCAATCCCATCAAATAAACTAAAATGGGTGTGGACATGTAAGCCGACGTAGTTCATATTACCAATCTGCGTTGGTAGATGAAGTTACAGATGGGCCATCAAAGCCCAAATAGTATGCTTCTTGCTCGGAATAAGGAATCTTCTTAAGTGCTGACTCAAGAGGATAAGGCTCAATGTCCTTCCAATCAAATGGTTCCTTGTCTGGTGCTGATGGAATAAGTGTGTAATTAGTTTCAGTTCCCTGACCATTACGCTTTAACTTCCAGATCACATTTGAGATGCTACCTGTTTCAAGTGCATACTCACGAATTGTATTAAATGATGACTGTTTGCTGATACCCATTGACCAGATAGCAACATATGGTGCTTCGATTCCATCGTCAACTAGTACGTTGCAGTAGAAGCGAAGACGGCCACGCCATCCTGCCTTTGGATCCTTACGGTGCATTTCTTCTGCCCAGTCACGGCCTTCTGATTCCATTGTGTCTACAGCCTTGCGCTTGTAGTCCTTTGGATTTACGTGCTCCTTAACAACAAGTGCTAGTCCACGCTTTTCATTATAGTTTGCAGAATCTTCATCGAGTTCTTCAATAAATCGGATCTTTACGGACTGACCGTCTGCAAGTTTTAGCCACTTTACCTTTGGCCCGTCGTTTTCATACTTTGGCTTGTCGAGCAGGGCATTGATGTTCTTTAGTCCCTTTACTACGCTCATATTATTCTCCTTTGTTTGTTGTATTAGTTTAGCATAAGTGATATTGATTTGTCAAACTGGAACTCTAAATTCTTAAGTTCTTCGTCTGGCATATCGCCAATATCTTTATACTGATTGTTTAGTTTAATAACGGAAACACGACTAGAAAGTTTTTCAACTATTCTATCTTTCATGTTTCCTCCCGCCTCATCATTATCAGCAATAACAATAATGTTATTGAAATACTTCTGAAGCAATTCTATTTGTTTGCTTGATACGTTTGCACCAAGTGTTGCGACTGCTGGAAGTCCTACCTGGTCAAGTCTAATGGCATCAAATGATGATTCCACTACATATACTCTATCAGATTTCTTGACTCTGTGCAAGTTAAAAAGTGTTTTGCTTTTTGGAAGACCTGGCGTATTCTTAAAATCTTTTCCTTCAATAGATCTACCGACAAACCCAAGTGGTATACCATCTGGACTATGCACTGGAACAGTAACCATATCTTGTTTTTCTGAATAGCCTAGTGAAAACTTTATACAAGAAGGCTTTTGAATTTTTCTATATGTAAAATAATTTTTTGCTCTTTCAGAAGCAATCAGGTTGTTGTGTAGTCTTTTAATAATTAGTTCGTCAAAAGTTTTATACTGCTCTTCTTTTACAAGAGCCTTGTCTATTTCTACAGCAAGATTTGTTACTTTTTCTTTGCTCTTAATAAATCTAGCAGACTCAAAATATGTTCTACCAGATGTATGCATAACTAGTTCAATTAGGTCTGCAGATTTTTGACAAGAAAAACAAAAGAACATTCCGCTATCTTTTTGGACTTCGCCTGCTGGAGTTCTATGGTTGTTGTGAAATGGGCAAAAGATCATGAAATCTGCATCAAGTTCAGACTCTACAGTTATACCTGATCCTGTAAGGACTCGCTTGACTTGTTCTGCGGAATAAAGATTGGATTGGTTCCGTCTATTCCTGCTATCCATGTGCTTTTCCTTTTCCCTGCGTAGACTGCCTGTACTGATAATTCAAATTCAAAAAAGTTCTTAATCTCATTATACCTTATAGTGAAATCTGGGTCAAGATCAATTCTTGGAACATACCCACTAAGTTTCATTTCTGATATCAACAATCGTATATACTCATCCTTAAGTCTTCCGATCATCGAATCGTCGTGAATTATTCCATCAAGATAAAACCTTTTGATAGGCTTATGATGATAGAACGTTGGTGGTAAGTTCTCCCCAGTTTTTGACATACCATATTATAACTACTTATCTTCAAAGTCTTTATACCTGTAATATCCCTTGTCAAAGTCACACTGTACCAAGAAGTCTCCCATAAATCCATTACGGTTCTTTCTAAATGCACATTCAATAATATCGCTATTAGTACCACGGCCCAATGCCAGAACCCAGTCGGCATCATAAGCAATCTGTCTAGACCAGGCTGTTTGACCCAGCGTAGGTACTGTAGACAGATCGTTAACATCATCTGGTGTAGCGGACGAGATGGCAATGATAGGAACCTCTTCACCAATAGCCATAAGTTTAAGTTCTCGTGAAAGGTTCTTCATTCGTACCGTTTCATTATCTGACTTCTGATTAGGAGCCATCAATTGTAAATAGTCAACAATTACAAAGTCAGGCTTGTATTGATCAATCTTTCCACGAAGAACCGAAGGATTAATTTCTCCGCCTTGATCGTTTGATATGATATGAAACTCTGGCTTTCCTGCAAGATTTTTTGCATGCCAGTCCTTTAACATATCAATCTCAATCTCTCCATTACTAATCTTGCGGTGTGACCAACGACCTTCTCCCATAATTGTAAACACACGATTACGAACTTCTGTCTCGCTCATTTCAAGAGAGATTACCATTGGAGACTTTCCCTGCTTCCAAGCCTGAACTGCAAAGTAAAGGGCAAGCCATGACTTACCAATTCCTGGATATGCAAGGAAGACCCCAAGTTGTCCTGGCATAATTCCTGAAGGAAGATAGTTATCAAACCCTGGAAGTCCTGTCTTAATTCCAGATAAACCTAACGCCTGCTGCTTCTTTACATTTTCAAAATATGCAATAGCAGACTCAAGATCTGTGACATCAATGTCACGAATTGCTGCAGTATTCTTTTTTAATTCTGATGTCTTTGTAATTAACTCATTAAGAGCGCCAGTTCCATTGTTGTTTTGGATCTCACTTGCTGCAGACCTAATAATGTCTTTCAAACTGTCTGTGAGATACTCACCTTGTAACTCTTCAAGGTGATGCTTAGTTGCACCAACCCCAGCAACTGGCTCAAAGTCTCTAAACTTTTCAGTAACAAGTTCTGCTGGAGGAAGTGATGAATTGTTTTCAAAATAAAGTCTTATAAAATTCCAAATATCGGCATGGGTTCTAAGAAGATTGTCAACGTTTGCTTGAAGGAGTACGTGAATTTGCTTGTCGTTTAGAACAGCCGTAAGTAGTTTTGCCTCTGTGTTATTCATTTAGCCACTCCTTTGCCATCCGTCTACGCTCTGCTCTTTCTTGGTCATCTTTAACTTTATCTTTTTGTGCCTGCAATATTTTTTCTGCGTTATATACAAAGTAGTTCCAGGAAGGATTTTCTGCAACAGAAAAATAGTACTCAAGTATATCGTAACATCCTGGAAGAGTGTACGACTCTACAAGCGCATCAGAAGCCCACTGCTCTACATTTAAGTTAAGAGATGGCTTTGATTCGTACCTTGCGGTATGATACTTGCTGTATCTTGAAAGCAAAGCCATGCGGTCTTTGCGTTCTGCCATTATCCTTCAGCAGCCTCAGACTGGGCTTCTAGAATCTTTGCTGTTAGTTTGTCTTCAACAAACTTGTATACACGCTCAAAAGACTGATCCACTGTCTCTCCATTGCGTGAACTATCTACTACGCCAAGGTCTAATCTTAGTGATTGAAAGTTTCCTAGGTTAAGTGTGTACCCTAGTGTTACGGATACCTTGGTTGGTTCATTTGTTACTACATAATTGCTGTCTGACATTTTATACCCTTCGTTAAATAGACTCATTCCAAATTGGAACAAATCGTCCATCTTCAGTTCTTCTATAAGTAAGTATACCATCGCCCATTCTGCGTGTCAACTCTTGTTTGCTTGGCGTAATATCATTAGTTATTAATTTGTCTTTTCTTGGTCTACCAATATGGTATGAAGCAAGTATATCACGAATCTCTCTTACCTGCGATTCCGAATAATATGACCTTACCTGAAAACCTCTTGCTCCACCCTTTTGAGATCCCGTTGGAAAAGGAATGATTCCCCGTTTCATTAGTGATGGCATATATTTCTTGTGACGATTAACTAAATCAGCAGTCTGCCCAACAGTGTATGCTCTTTCTCTTTTATTTTTAAAATCACTAATTAAACAACTTTCAATCTGATCTTTATTAATATTGTAAACAGACATTATACCGTTAGAATGATTGTAGTGATGAACTCTAACTAGGTCCCCATTAAGAAACCAAACCTTTTTATTGCCCTGTATTACAGGTGACTCATTGTACTTTTCGCTCTCAACTGTTCCCTTTTTAATAGCCATTGGCCCTCCTGAGAATTACTAGGTGGATGAAAGAATTTTCTCATTCCACAGAGAATGCAGTATAGTTCTAGATTATTTATTTCTGTGTACTGACGATCTATAAACATTCTTCCATTACATTTTATACATTTAATCACGAGTTTGCTATTCCAACTGCTATTATGTTGATACCCATTGTTGTTTCTCCTCCAAGATTAAACTTGACGGTTCCTTCTACCTTTGATGTTGTTATGCTGTTAATAGTTACTGTAACATCTTTTCCAGAATCATTAACACCTTTGTTAAATGCTGTTGCTGTCACAATTGGAGGATATTGAAATTCTTTTTCAAAAGAATGTGACCAAGGCAGAGAACTTCCTGCTGCTTGCAAAGAAGAAGGAGAAACCAGTTCATACCCACCAATTACATTTGCTGCGGATGTCTTTGTAGTTTGTGGGCCATTTCTTTCTGTGTCAACGACAAGATATCCTATTTTAGAAGGTGCAACCTGAGTGTACAACTCGTTAATAGATTGAACAATTTGATAAATATATGTTACATCTAGCGGTTGACCACGCTCTGGTAAAGGTAAAATTGACATACTATAATTATACCAGACTCACGATTCCAGAATCATAAACCTCTATATCACTGTTAAGTTTTGGATTGATCGATGATCTCTGAGCAATTACCCTAACGGACTGTGTGCCGTTTTTTAAAAACGAATAACTTTGTGATCCAGTCGAACCTACATAGGTTGGAACTGCTCCATCAAAACCCGCAAAAACATCGTATAATATCTGTGTTGAAATTTCACTAGTAGACCAGTTTACAAATATGCTATTTCCAATAACATTTACATCTCCTGGACCAACCAAAACAGCCTCTGAACCTGTAATAAATATTTTTGAGTATGCTGACTTTCTGTTTTTGTCTTCTGAAACAATTCTAAATCGAACCACTCTTGCATTCGACGATGTTACTTTTCCAAGCAATTCTTTTTTAATAATAACATTTTTTATTCCTTTGTCTGCCATTATCCAACATCCAAAGAAAATCTAAACTCAATATAGTTTGTTGTGTTTGCCGACTTTATGATTGGCTTTGATCCTACACTCTTAATAACAGAGTATCCAGTTAGCCCATAGAGAGAGTTTGTGGATGTTATATTTTCTAGTCTTACACCATCTAAGCATACATAAAATAAATCTGATGGAGATCCAGCCTCGGTAACACAAGAATATATCTTTGCTGTGGCAACTTCTCTCCAGTCAAACCCATCTGTCTTTTTTAAATCCTTTAATGCTTTTTTTGAAACAACATATCTATTTAAAGCAAAATTTATTGTTTCTGATGCAGTTCCAGCAGAGTATGCCTGATCATCAATATCAATTTCTAGTCTGGCATATTCTAGACTTGACCCTATTCCAGGGTGAGAAAACTCTAGCAATATTTTTACATTGTCTGGAACTGTGTTTGAGTTGGCAACTTTATTAACAACAGAAAATGCAAACCTTAATTCGTCAAGAGGGCTATTTTTTGTGAAGTCTACAGCGGTGTCGTTTAGCCTTATATAGTTTGACCCAGGCCCAACATGAATGCTTCCTGATTGATCAAGCGTAAGTGTAGAAGAGTTTCCAACCATTGCGATTATGTTATTTAGGAATCTACACCTTTCATTTCTTGCTATTCTATCGGACTGAGTAAATATTCTGTTGTCTGCATTTGTTGCAAAAACACCCAAAGTTTGATTTATCACTCCATTGTCAGAGTCTCCATCTAAAGGCGTATAGACTGGCTCTATCTCTACAGCGGGTGACCCAACAGCCTGATATAGCCAATTATCTGTTTCTGCAAAAGAATATATATTTCTACTATCAAATGAACCAGCAACTGGGTTTCTTGCAGCAGAAAAAACTCCTACCTCAGTTATCTCGTATCTCTCTTCTGTTGGCAATTCTGCTGTCAATACTACCTTGTCAATACCGTCTTCATTTACAAAGCCTCTGGAAATAATGGGTACACGGAACATCTCAAAATCTAAAGACTGTTTTAGTGAGTAGTTACCCAACTGCCCATCAGAAGCCACAGGGTTGGGCCCACAGCCCACAGCAATGTGTGACGCATATGATTGTGTCTGTCCAACAAGATACTTGGCTAAAAGATTTTTACCTATATTAGTTATCATTAATTGCTCCCAGTATATATTGTATCATTAAAAATATCTCCACTAGAAAGAACCTGAACCTCTGCCTGCTCATTTTCTTTAACATTGACTAAATTAATAACCAAATCTCCAGTTATGGGGTCTATGTAGACCGACTTACAGTTTGGAGTTTTTGTCCACTTTGTTTTATCTTGCTCACCTGGGTTATTTGCTGGTGGAGATATGTCGTATCCAGTTCCACAAACTGGAAGATGGTCAAAAATAGACAAAGATAAAGACTTAAAGTATGAGTCGGATGACTGTAGCCTTAAAACGTTGTTTGGGTTATATTGCAAATATAGATCTGTCAAGTTTTTAATTGGTGAGTAAATTACTTTTTGACCATTGACTAAATCGTGTCTTGATATGACGGCGAGTTCGTATCCACCTATATCTTCAAAAACCAGATCTGTCATTGTCTCAATAGACATAACCTCTTCATCAAAAATAATTAGATCTGGAGTTGCAATTTTTATCGAAGAGTTATCTGCTTGTACTGTTGGGTCTGGCAATGCTGCTTTTGCATCTACTCCGCCATTAATTGGAATTGACATTACAATACCTCACTTAAGAATACGGTCATTTCTGGACCATCAGAACTTCTTGAAAACTCAATATTATATACAACAAATCTACTTGCTGTATTTGATGCCATACTTATTTCATTTTCTTTATAATCTAAAGTAACTATATCTCCAAGTTGTATTGTTGGTATTGAAAATATTTTAACACCAACAGATTTTCTTGGCTTAGAAGTTTTTTCAATCATCCACTTCATTAGTCTTGATGCCTCATCTTGTGACTGAATGTACGGTGTTTCTAGTGTAAAGTCTTTTTTGCCATAAGTCATCCTACTAAGTTTGATGTCCTGGTAGTCTTGCTTAAATTTGAAAGGATTTGAAATTAATTTGTCTGCAACAAACTGTGGATTTGACTCTGTGCTATTATTTTTAAAATATTCGTCAACTGTTAAGTTGTTATTGGATTGCTGAGTAAAGGTAATTCCTTGAATTCTTAAATAGTTACCACCTGTCTCATCTAGGTTTAATGCGGTGTCTGTTGCGTTAAATATTAAAAACTCTGCACCGTAAGATCCTGCACGAAATCCAGAAACAACATAACCCTTTGTCTTATTAAAAGTTGGAGAAATTTTTGCAGTCAATGCTGGATATGCTTTATCATATTTAAAATTAAACGCTGCTGCTTCTCTCATTATGCTTCCAAACTCCTCAAAGTATATCTTATACTTTGGTGCTTCTGATGAACCAATACCAGATAGGTAGGTATTCTGTACTAAACCACTTATGGCATATTTTCTAAATGACTCATTTACATCTATATCTTGATCACCAAATACTGAGTTTACTGGTGCATCTAAAGAAAACGCTGTGTTCTGAGAATAGTTATTTGATAACGCATAAACATTTTCAAACATTGCTCTTGAAGAGCCTCTTGTAAATAATGCAAGACTGTTGTATACTGGCAGAGGCTCTATGTCATCAACTGTTTTTATCATCTTTCCATTGATATATAAATAGAATCTACGCACATTTCCTATGTCTTCATACTCAACTGCTAAATCATATACCGTTGGATTTTCTTCAGCAAACATTCTTGATTGACCAGTAAACCTTCCATCGTCTACTGTAATTTTTGCAAGACCATCATACAAAACAATTGGCACGGCTTTTCCATTGTTTGATTTTATTTTATAAAAGAAAACATTGCTAACGCTTTGTCTATCTTCTTCTGACAAACTGTCTAAGCCAAGTGCAGAAATTTCAAAATAATACCCTACATTTGTAGACGTATTTAGCATTACTGCTATGCCAGCAGATCCGCCAGTAACGTTAATATTTTTATCTGGAGTAGATCCATTAACTACGTAAAGGTTAAACGCTCCGTTTGCAGTTTGTCCTGAGTCCTTACTGCTCTCTATCTTGCCAATAATTCTTAACCTTGTTCCAAAGTGCTTATACTTTGTATCTGGTAATGACTTATGAACATATGATATAAAATTTCTTGGTTTTTCTTTTGTTGTAAAGTTTGGACCAGTTATAGAAAGCGCAGAAGCCTGAACAGAACCTGGCCTTGGCTGTGTGTTAGTTGTTATTTCACCAGCCATTACTGTAGACATAAAATTTTTAATTAGACCAGTTCTAGAAGATGTTCTTGAAAGTGCGTCAGAAGATATATTGGCATCTGTTGTCTTTCCTGCTGAGCCAAGCGTTGTTGTGGGCAGTGGGGTTTTCTTTTCAAACATATATTCTGCAGCCATATAACAACCCTTGACATTATCATCAGACTTCCAATATTCAGATATTCCAGCAGGGTGTGCAACTACTGTAGTGCCAAATTGTCCACGACCATGCTTTACTACTGGACCATTTTGTAGTTTAATAACTCCAGACTGCTCAAAATATTTTGGTTCAGAATAAATTCTTACAAGACCAGTAGGATATATTTTTCCATTAAATGGTAATTTAGAAAAATAATTTTGATAGTCTTCTGTAGAAGTTATCCATACATTTCCAAAACCAGTAACGTTATACTGAACTGCATCATATCGGATTATTTCTCCTTGCGAATAAAAGTAACCATTATATCTTGTAATCCAGTATGCTGCCTCACCAAGACTAAATGTATTATTTGTAACAATGTTATTCTTGACAACTGGAACATCTGCAGAAAGATCAGAGTTAAGTGGAATTGCACTAAGCACATATGATGATTGTGTATTTACCTCATTATTAATCGATTTTGTATTTTCTGTTCCAGATACTTCCCATAAAAGAGCAGGTTTGTATGTATAAATTCTTTCATCATCTAAAAGGCTTGCTTGTCTTATAGAGCCAACAGACCTTTGTATGTGTCTGACAGTATAGTTAATTACACCGCCATTGTAGACATTGTTTGCTTGTGTGGAGACAGATATAATATTGGCAATCTTTGCTTTATCAGCAGTTTTATTTTTAATTTCTCTTTCTTCAAACAAGTCATTAGTTCCTTTTAGTTCAAAAGTAGTTGGTCTTTGATCTTTGGTTGGCATAATGTAGTCTTTGCTCATCATCACAAAGTTATTATATTCATCAAAGAACATTGCCGTTTGAGTTGATATTGCTAAGTCCTGCAAAATCTGTGCAACGCTTTTATCTGGAGCAACAAAGAAATATGGAATTATTATTTCTTTTTCATTTTCAACTCTTTTGAATGTATAGTTAGAAAACCCAATATGGTCTAGCAACAGGGAAACTGCCGAACTGACAGAAACTTCTGTCATCAATATCTGAGGCGCTGTTATAGACTCTAGATACCAGTACAGATCTCGCAATGAAAGAGAGACGGTTTTACTCATAAGATCTTGTTTTGGAAATGCATCTGAGTACAGTGTCTTTATTGGAACGTAGTAGTCCCAGCCAGCAACATCTACAATTACTTCATAAAATTTAAACTGAACATGCCTATTTATATATTTGGCAATAATGCTTGATGAATTGTTTTCATTAAATGCCTGATCATAATCAAAAATATTAATGTTTCCGTTTGAAGCAATCAACTGTCCAACTGGCAAACCACTTAGACCAAGATCTGATGCGCTCTTGTTGATTGAGTAGTCCAAGGTCTTATCAGAAACATTAACAACTAATCTTGGAGATATTTCTATAAGATCGAATGTTGCGTCTTTTGCATTCATTGAATCTACAACAATTCTAATTCCAGAAATATATTCAAACTCTCTATACTGTGTTCTTCCGTCTAATGCTCTTGTAAATACGCTTGGAGAAGTTGCATCTGTCACAAAGTTAGTAAGTCTATTAACAGTCTCATCCTGCACATACCAACCATACTTTGGAGTTATTTCAGTATAGTCTTCGCCATTCCAAATATAAAATTTACCTAAAGAGTTTTCATTTTCTTTTATAAGATAAGCGTAACCAATCACTGATTGCTCTGGAAGAAGCGATATACTTGCATATGTTTCTGCAAAAACAAAAGTCGATCTCCACTCATCAGGAACAATTAATCCATAGGCAATTTCAACATACCCATCGCTTTTTATAATTGGTGATCCATCTGATCTAACTATAGAAGGATTAAATGATAAAACGTCTTCCCAATTGTTATCTTTTAAAAATTGAATTTTCCATCTGCTTGGAACTTTTTTCTTTAAGTCTCCAAAAAATGGGTCATCCTTAGAACCAGTTGCTGAAGAAAACGGACCTAAATTTTCTGTTCCAGTGTGAGTTTGCATCTTAACAACAATCCTATTTGTTGGAACTCTTTCTTTATAGACTACAAATGGACAAGCATCTTCAATAGAGTTTTGAGATCCTCTTACCTTAGATGCAATTCCATACTCTGAAATACTATCAATAGATCCGAGTTTTGATTTATTATCTCTATCTACAAATATTTGAGAAGAACCATATCCTAGTGACCCATTATTGTATGTATACTTATATGTTACCTCGCTTCTATAAGAAGTCCAATATTTAAACTTATCATTTTTATCTGCCATGTAATATCTTGGTCTGTCTGCCATGAAAAGGTTAGGGTGATGCAGCGAGCCATCTTTAAAAAATACAGCCTTATTGATTCCAGATCTTGGTCTAAACTGCTCAAAGCATGCCTCTAAAGAATATAGAGTCTTTAACTTTTCTTTCTTAGTTAAAAATGTTGTTGGTATATCATCGTTATCAAAAACGCCATCAACCAATACGTCTGCGTCAGTTGCACCAGTGTAAAAGTTGCCAGCATCATTAATATCAAAACTTGTTGGAAGTGATGAATATATTGAATCAGACTGTGTTGGTCTATACCTATAGTTTCCAATATGCTTTATATTGGTTGGTATATTCATATTCCATTCTGCTGTAATTATTGACTTGTTACGTACCGTCGAAGAAGTCTCCAAAAATGTTTGCAGGTCTTTATCTTCAAACATTATACCTCTTCCAGACTTATTGAGACATTCCAGTAGTCAAAACTACTTCCTCGTTTTTCAACAGAGTATGAAAAATCACTGATAAACATTTCAACAAGTTGGTTGTATTGTCCAAGGTGGTCGTACGGGTCTGGTGTTCCTTTAAAAATACCTTTTCTATCATATGCAAGAAATACCCAGAAAGAGCCTTTGTGTGAGTCGTACCACTCAAGCATATCTGCTCCACCTGCTCCGCCATCTGTTGTATAAGACTTGTATGGAGATAGTCCAGTTACAACATCAAACGAAGGAACGTCTGCGTGAGATCTAGATGGAATCATGTTCCAACTTGTGCTTAATGTGAGTTTATCTGCAATATGATATGATCTCATACGGCCATTGATCATTCTTTCTCGCTTCTCAATTCTTTCTTGTGAAAATTCAATTGGCTGCCTATTATCGTCAGTAATCAACAAAAATTGATCTAGTAATGTTTGATCTTCAACGCTTTCTGGGTCAACACCAATTTCATAACCATTTGGCACATACAATCCATTTTTAAGGGTGCCAGAATTTTCAGACCAAAGCATTCCGTTAGGCCTGTTGTATTTTTTACGACCACGTATATACGTTACCCTAGGGTCTATCTCTTCATCGGCCATTTAATGACACTCCTCTAATTCTTCTATCATCAACACGCTTAATAGTTGACATTACTGCCTGTGCAATATCGTTTGGATTTGCGTCTGTCTTAGCATTAACTGTTAATGTATATGTATTATTATACACTGTACCGCCAATTGAGTCACCATTATTAATCTTTCTCATATTGTCTACTCCATATGAGTCTACTGCATACTTGCTCATAATAAATTCTCCTGGGGTTAGCATTGCTGGCACTGTATCTGTACCCTTTGCAAAACCACCAACAGCAAAGTACTTAGGTATTAGACCACCCATAGAGTAGCCCTTTCCTATTCCTTTAGGCATTGAGAACAGCGACTTTGGAGCGGCTGCTGCTTTCTTTTGTGCTGCTGCTTTTTCTGCTGCATCTCTAACAGCCTTCTCTTGTGCAAGCATTCCTGGTGTTGGCTTTAGTGCATTTTGAATTGCTGCTGCATTTTGCTGGTCATACAAACTCTTTAGGTGAAGCCCTGGTGTTGTTCCAGCATTCTTTGTTACTTCTCTAACATTCATGTTTTGATTAAATAGCATCAAATTCTTTTTAGCATCTTGAGCAATTTTGTCTAACTCCTCTCTGTGCAAAAGAGAACTGTTATAGAAAGGATCTTTCTTTTGTATCTCTGCCAGGGTTGGCTTTGATGTTGGTGGTGGGGTTGGATCAGCATTACCCTTTTTTGTAGGTGTTGTGGCTGAATCTCCACCTGGACAGTTTCCTGGGAAACCACTTGATGGAACGTTTCTTCCTAACGAAGGACAGAAAACCAAGGCTTCTGGGTTTGGATTTCCTGAAGACTCTGCTCCTGGACAGTTGCCTGGAAAACCAACTGTTGGAACATTTCTGCCAAGTGACGGGCAGTATGTTAGTTCATTTCCTGGTCCTGGGATAGGAGTAGGATCTGCTGGTACTGGGTCTTCAAAGCCTCCTGCTGGTAATATAATATCTACCTTTTCATTTTTATATGCATCAATAAGAGGCTGAATAATTTTTTCTGCATTGTCTATTGCTTGCTGAGACCTAGCATTGTTAACTCGTGCCTCATCAATTCTTTGTTGGTATTCTTCCCATTTTCTTCTAACCTTGTCAAGTTCCTTAATTTGATCTCTAAGAACTATGTTCTTTTTTCTGATTTCTTCTTCTGGCTTTTCAATATCTTTTTCTTCTAAGTCAAAGATATAATCTTCTAAAGCCTTAATTTCTTGCTCTAAAACTTTTCTAGTTTTTCCACCTGATGTTACTTTTGATAGTTCATTTTCTCTAGCCTTTTCTAATGCTTCTCTTTCTTTTGTCACTGCATCTTCTGCTGCTTGTGCTCTCATTTCTTGAGCAGCCTTTGCTGCTGCTGCAATGTCTCCAGAAGTTAATGCCTCTGCAAGACTTAATTGACCCTTTTGCTGTTGCGAAATTGCAGCGTTAGCCTTTTCAACTTCGTCCAAGGCCTTAATTCTGTCGTCATATTTTTCATTAATTTTTTCTTCTTGCTTTTCAATTGCTCTTAATGCTGCTTCTTTGTCATCAATTTTATACTGAGCCTCATCAATTTTATCTTGTGCAGCGTCAATTGTTGCTTGCAAACCCTCTGTCTCTGCATCAAATTTTAATGTTAGTCTTTTTTCTTCAACGTCAACTCTCTCCATTGCTGTTGAAAAACCTTGATCAAATATCTTTTGCATTCCTTCAATAGAAACAGCATCAATCTGCAACTGAATTTTTTCTTTGTTTAATGCCTTCTTAAGAACATCCAAGAACCTTTGGTATCCTTCAGTTCCTGGTTTTACACTTGACAAGTTAATTAATGCTTTTTTAAGGTTTTCGCTTTGCATAATTGCATTAAGTTGCTCCTGTGTAAACACACCCATTACTTCGGTCAGTCTTTGCAAAAGTGCAACATTATCATCTAGCATTGTTTCTTCAGCCTGTAATGCTTCAAGAGCAAGGTAGTTTCTTTTTTCTGCAGTTGCTATTTTCCAAGCATCAGCAATCTGTTTTATTTGCTTATCATCTAAATCTTTATTTGCAATTGCTGCTGCAAAAGTTGCATCTGCTACTGCTTCTAGAGCAACAGACCCGTCAATGCCTGCTGCCTTTAGTCTACCTAATGCTGTAACCTGATTTCCAATTTGCTTAGCCATCTTTTCTTGGTCACTTACAAACTCTCCAAGTTTGATTGATTGTAGTGCGTCTTGAATACTTTGAGCATTATCTTTTAATCCTGAAATGTTTCCATTTTCATCAAAGTTAAATAATTTATCTTTTTGTTCTTCATACTCTGCTGGATCCATACCTGTTATAAGATCAATTAGGTCTTCTCCCGCTCCCAGTTTTCTCATATCATTTTCAATACCGCTAAATATTCCAATAGTCTTTTTTCCACCAAACAGTTTATTTAGTGTCTTAGATGATGCCATCCATCCTTCAGTAACCTTAATTTGATTTTTTCTTACATCTCTAAGTCTCTTGACCAAATCGTCCAGAGGAGAAGAGTCTACCTTGTCTTTGTCTCCAGTGCCAGGAACAACTCCAGTTGTCTTTTTGTCATCGACAATCTTTCCTTGTCTTCCAACAAGCCAGGCGTTTGCTTTTTTCTGAAGCCTTTTCTTTTGATTTGCTGCGCCACGACCCTTAAGTTGTGGAATTCCTTCTGAGGCAAGATAGGCAGAGAGGACATTCTTGTCTCCAGCAGCGACAAAATCAACAACAACGCTCTTATTAATTGTCTTAGATGTTCCCACCAAGGTTGTCCACAACTTATTAAACTCGTCTGAAGTCATGTCTCCAGTTATTCCCAAATCAAGAAATGCTTGCTTTGTTAGTTCTTCGCCTTTTATACCCTTTAGTCTCTCAGTTATAGCAACAACTTCTTTAACCTGAGATGCGCCATCATCATTAACATCAACGGTGATTCCATATTTTTGTTGCATATTTGAAAGAACAGATATAGCATTCATGTTTTTATCAAAATTCTTTGGATCTTTATTTAGAATATCCATAAAGATTGGAATATTTTGATCTGAGACTCCAGCCTTCATTAAAAGTTGCATAACTACGTTTGCATCTTCAGCACCCTGAGTTTCAACTAAAATCTTAAATTTACTTTGTATTTCTTTATTATTTGCTAACTTTGTAACAGTTATAGGGTCAAGCGCTCCACTTGCAAACTGAAGTTGAAGCATTGCCCTAAAGTCTTCATCTTCAATATCCTTAAGTTCTTTCTTTGCCTCTTCTGCAAAAACCTTCATTGGTCCTTCTTTATACATTGCATCAATTGATGCGTTAATTGCATTTGTAAATACGTCTGGGCCAAATGCATCCTTCTGTGCAATAAGAAGATTTAAGGCTTCTGCATTTTTGGCATTAAGTTTTACTAGTGCTGCTTCTCTTTCTCTTTCTATGCCTTGAATTTCTTTATCAGTTTTTGCCATAGAAACTTTGATGTCATACTGTTTGTTTAAAGAGTCTACGAGACCATTATTCATGGTTACCTGTTCTAGTCCAAGTTGAATTGCTGCTGATCCAAGTTTTTCATTTACCTGAGTTCTCTTGTTTTGATCAGACATTCCAGCACGAACTGAGTTGGCCCCTGCTGCTGTCATTCCAACGCCTGCAACTGCGCCTATTCCAGTAAATCCTGTTAGGGCAGCAGTTAGACCTCCTGCTGCTGCAAGAATTCCTCCACCTATAACTTGTCCAACATTTGTAAATGTTGTTGTACTAACCGATTGCTCTAACGCAGTCTTAAAAAAGTCTGCCTGTCTTTGCATTGACTCCTTTTGAATTGCAAGAGTAATTTTTAATGGGTCTGATGCAAGGTTTTCACCATTTGGTCCAAGAAGTGTTGTAAGTTTTCCACTGACAATTGCTGGTATTTCGTAACTCTTTAATTCCTCACCAAGGGCTGAAGATATACTCCGTGCTTGATCTGTTGTGATGATGCCCTGTACAATTGCGTATGCAAGACTGTTAGAAATGTTTGTTCCAATTTGCTGTATTCCTTGACCAGATGCTGCCTGCTTTTCAATATCTCCTAAAAGTGTTTTACCAAAATCGCTTTCAAGAACATTCTGGCCAAACTTTCTTTGTACTCCGCTTGCTCCAGTTAATGTATTTTGACGCTTTCTATCTGCTGCCTCTGTTGCACTAACTTTTCCAGTTATCTCTGAAAGGTTTTGAAGTTTTTCAGATGTCATAGTCATTGACTGTGCAAGATCAATTCCTGCTTGTCTTGCTTTTTTAATACTTTGATTGAAGAAGTATATTGCTCCAGCAATTGCTCCAAGTGCAACAACTGCAATACCTATACCGCTTGTCAACAAAGGCATAATCATTGAAAGAGCCATCATTGGCATCATTAGTTTTTGTGCTGCATCTCCTACAGCCCCAGGTATCATGGAAGCACCCATCATGACTCCAGAAGCAGCCATCATCTTGCCACCTGCACCCATTCCAGTTCCTGAATTTTTTCTTTCTGCTCTTCTATCTTTTATCTTTTGAGAAAGTGTTGACATTCTTGAAGATGGTGTTTGATTTTTAGCGGAGTCTGCTGCGCCAGACGTAATTACTGATGCTGGGTATCCTGACTTTTGTGCAAGAGCACTTTTCTTTTGCTGTCTTTCTAGTTGTCTTCTTAATGACTTTTGATTAGCATCAATTGGTCCCGTGCCATAAAGTGCTGTTCTTGATGCTGCAGCCTTTGACTGTGATCCCTGAACAGTTGCTGCCCCAAGTGCTTGCCCTGTTGCTTTTGCATCGTCAATATATTCTCTTGCTCCAAGAATTAGTCCAGCGCCTGCATCCTGTCCTACCTTACGCATTTTTCGTGATGGAGATTGTGTTTGTAGTGCTAGTGCTGCTGCGTTTGGCAACTCTTCTGCAATAGCCTGAATAGCCTTTTGATTTCTTATTGTCAATTCTCTCAATTGCTTAGGCTGTCTTGCAAGAACCTTTTCTCTTGCTAATGCTCCCTGGCCAACTGCGTCTGCATACATTATAAAGTTCTTGCTTGTTCTTTTTTCAATCTCAGCATTTGTTCTTGAGTCAACAGCAATCTGTCTAAGAGCCTTGCCCTGAATAGATAACTGCTCTTCTGTTAATGCAACACCATTATTGATATTTGTCATAATGGATGTAATCTGTGCTTCTGTTGCTCCAGTTTTTACTAAATACTCTTGATACAACTTTCTATATCTTTCGGACTTCTTAAGGCTTTCAAGGATTGAGTTGTTTTCTGCACCAGTTTGTGGAGTCCATACCGCACTATTCCATGCTGGAGACTTCATACCAGTCTTTGCGCCTGTCTTTACTCCCTTTTGTTCCTTTGAAACAGCAACAGTGTGTGATCTGTCTATCTGTGTAGCATTAGCAATCTGTGACTGCGTTGCGCCATACTGTTCCATTGTACGTCTTATCGCTTTTGCTGATGCTCTTGCAGGAGCCATTTCTGCTGCTGCAGCGACTGCACCACGCTCTCTTCTTAGTTGATCTGCTGGGCTTCCTAGAGACTTAGGTGCAGCATATGCACCTCCGCCACCTACTCTTTTTTCAGACTTAGATGCAAACTCTTTGCCTAGATCTGCAACTCTTCTGCCTTGTTCTTGAGCAATTCTTCTAACTTCTTTAACAAACATCTTTGTGCTTATCTTTGTTTCTGATGCAAGATTTTGTAGTGCCTGAGCAATTATGTCATCAACTACTCCAATGCTTCCATTTACTTTTGCCTGAATTGCATTAATAGTTTGTGATCCTGCGGGAAGTTCATAATCGCTGCCACCAAACTTTACGGATTTAGAACCAACAACTCCAGCGTTCTTGTAGCCAGGGATATTGTCTGCAATTAAACCCTGAACAAGTCCAGGATACTTTTTAACAACTTCTGCAGATATAATTGCTTCGCCATTAGATGCCATGATTGGAACTGAGTCAGACTTAGGACCACCAGGACCAGAAATGATTCCGCCCTCTGCAAACTTCTTAGGAACTGCTCCAGGTCGTGCTGCGCCTGGCATTCCAAATGCTCTCTGTGCTGCCATTGCCCTTTGATACGCCAAAGCAAGTGCCCCCACTGCTGATGCCTCAGATGTAAATGTTTGCCGTAATCTTTGATGAACCTGATCAAGAGATGCTGCTACTGCAGATGCTTCTAGTTGTTCTTTAGTTAAATAGTTTGTCTGCTCTCCAAGAATCTGGGTAGAAGATCCTGCCTTCTGAAATCCACCTCTTAGCGTTGCAAATAGTTTAATTATATTTGCAATACCGTTAGCAAGCAAACCAAAAGACATAAGCGCAATTGGTCCAACTGCTCCAAGTGCTACAGTTAGTATAGTTATAAACCTTTTGCTACCGTCCCCAAGATCATTAAACTTATCTAGTATCTTTGCAGCAAATTCAACAATTGGTGTTAGTGCTTTTAAGAACTGCTCTCCAACTGGAGCAAGGGTTACCTTTAGGTCTTCAATTGCTTTTTTAAACTTGTATGTTGTTGTTTCTTCAATCTTTCCTAATTCTCGTTCAGACAAGATTGCTAGTTCTTCTGTTGTGTTCTTTGTAAGTTCTAGAACTCTTGCTGCCTGTGTTCCTTCTGCTGTTACATTTTGGAACAGTGTTGAAAGACGAGAGAACTGGAACTTGCCGAACAACTGCTCGATTGCTCTTGCACGGTTTAGTGGATCTAGTGTATCAAGTGCTTTAGAGAATTCAACAACTGTTGACTTTACATCGCCCTTATTTGCTTCTACAATTCCCTTAATATTTATGCCAAGATCTGCAAGGAATCCTGCTGCTTTTTCAGATGGATTAATTAAAGAAGCAAGACCAGACTTGAGTGCGTTAGCACCTTCTGATGCATTAATTCCACCTTCTTTCATTGCTGTAAGGAAGAATGCAAGATCTTCTACATCTCCACCAAGTTGCTGAACAACTGGTCCAGCCTTTGGGATTGCAATAGTTAAATCTTCAATTGATACTACAGTCTGGTTTTCTACTGCGTTAAGGAAGTCAATCTTTTTAGTTAGATCTTCTGCAGCAACACCAAAAGCGTTTGTAATTGATATTGTTGTCTCAAGTGCCTGCTCTTGTTCTACACCGCCAAGCACTGCAAGCCTTGTTGCTTGTGAAACTTGTGCAGTTAGTTCTGCTCCAACCTTACCTTGTGCTGCAGCATCTGCTGCCATCTTCATCGTCTCTTCTACTGCAACACCATACTTTGTGTATTCTTTTGCCAAAGTTTGGATTTGCTCAACCATCTCCTGTGTTTGTTCTTTGGTTGTGAACATGTCTCCATATACACGCTTAAATCTAATTGCCTGCTCTTCCATAGCCATGAATGTTTTTGCTGCTGCAGAGCCTAGCATTGCAAGTGGTACTGTAAAACCAACCATTAACTGGCGACCAGCCCACTGAGTATTCTTACCAAAGTTTAGGAGATTAGTAGATCCCTGCTTAAGAAGTTGATTTAAAAGTTGTTGTCTTTGTGCTGCCATGGCCGTTTGTGTGCCAAGGTTTTTCATATCAAGCGCTAGTGGTCTTACAGCAATTGACTGAATGGCTCCGTTTGCTCCACGGCCCATCTTGATGTACTGGGTTTGTACATCCTTTACACGTTCACGGGCTACCTTATTTATTGTTTCAAACTCGGACTTAAATAATCTGCCAAAAGTTTTTGTGGCTGCGCCAGTATATCTGAAATACTCTCGTGAAGTTAATTTATTTTTTTCTAGTGCATCAGTAAAAGACTCTGTGCTTGACTTGACTGAGCGCATTGATGCTTGGAATTTTCCAGTAGCATTTATACTATTCATCAAGTTCTGTGCTTGATTTGCTGAAACTGCTGATGCTGCTGCACCAGACTTTGACATCTGTGTATGGAAGGCTGATATTTGACGTTGCAGAAGTTTTAGACTTGCTAAAGCATCAGACGTATCAATATTTACATTAATATTGGATTGAACATCAGCCATCCATTAACACCTCTTTATTTAGTTATTTACAAGGTTGCCAAGTAGTGAAGCGTCTGAAAGTCTAATTCCAGATGCCTCTTCGACGATCTTGTATACTGTTGGAAGGTCTAGATTTTCTTCTAGGGCTTCCTTGTCTTCCGCCAATTCTGGCTTGTATTGCTTCATAGCGATTTGAACACAATCGATAAGTAGGTCCATAGACTTTTCGTTATCTTCTGCTACCTTTGCGATATCCTCAAACTTCTTCATAAATGGACGAAGTAGCGATATCTTTAGTGGTCTTACCTTGATCTTTGTTCCGTCGATCAGAGTTACTGTTTTTTCTTCAGTGGCGGTTGCCATTTATTCCTCCTTATAAGGTTTAGTCAATTATACCATAGCGCAGGCTTATTTTTTCTATTCGTATGATTCGTAATCTAGTCCCATGCCAATACCGAATCCAGCCATTTCTGCATTTTTGCCTTGAAGGGCCAGAATATCATTGCCGTCAGTTGCAGTTCCCTTACTAAAAACTCTCGCCTTCATATCTTCCCAAGCGTTTTTATTACCAGAGTTTTTATCTAAATCTACACCCTGCATAGCAGCAGCAAACTTTTTATCACTATAGTCTAGTTCTCTTTTTATCTTAATTGTTGCAGTTAGTTCTGCCATTGACAAAGACTGTTCTAGTTCTTCATAGTCTTTCCATATACCAATGAGAAATGCCTCTGCTTCAAGTTTTGCCAAGTCTAATGTGTCCCAGGATGCTCCGCTATCAACTGCCTGAGACTTTACAGTATCTTCAGATTTTTCATTAATCTTAATTCCTGCTGCAATATCTATTACCTCATATATAGTAGGAAGGTCTAAATTATCTTCTAACTCATCCACTGTCTTAATGTGTGGAGCATACTGTTGCATTGATATTAGTGCACAGTTAACTAACACAGATATTGATTCGTCATCTGTTGTAGCCTTTTTAATTGTTTCGAACTCATCTAAAAACTCTCTAAGATACTTTATTTTGAGAGGGGATGCAGAAATGACAGTACCGTCTACTAAACTAAACTGTTTTTTATCATAAACTCTTGTTGCCATTATATAAGTATACCAAACAGAAAGGCCCAACCCCGAAGGATTGAGCCTCTCATATATTAAGTTGTATTATGCTGCTGTTAGTGAACGATCTACGATCTTACCGTATGATGCGTCGTCATTTGGAAGAAGACGGAATGATACTTCAAACATTGAAGCCTCATCACGCTTTGCTGATACTGTAACATTCTCAATTGAGAGTGCACGGTATGCAACATAGATTCTTTCCTTTGGTGTTGAAGAAGAACCAGATCCTGGTCCTACTGCTACGAGACCACGCTCTAGTGGTACGTCACCAATATCTCCAGCAGACATCTTCAGAGTAGTTGCACCATTTGCGGTTGTCTTGTCTGTGTCATCTGCTGCAATAGCGACTAGAAGATTTTCTAGTGTTGCTTCTGCAAAGGCTGTGTTTAGATTAACTGTCATACCCTGCTTGAATAAACGAGCAACGTCTAGAAGTTGATCTACTGCTACCTCACCGAAGTCTGGCTGGAAAGCAAGTTCCAAACCATTTGATGTGTATCCTACGTTTGTGTAGTTCTCATCATCAAGTGTCAGTGTTTCTCTGATCGATGTTACTGATTGTGAAAACGATGGGAGATCTAATGCTGCTTGAGCATCGGTGATCTTACCATCTTCGTCTAGTCCGATTGGACCTGCATCATGTGTAAATAGTGCTGCTGCACCCACGATGATGTTACTGCTTGAACCACGGCTATATGCCATATATTCTCACCTCTTTCATTTTTATTAAAAGGGCTTGTTTCCTCGCTTTAATTATACATGCCATTTATTATGGAGTTACTGGGTGCCAGTCGTAGTCTATGATGATCTTATTACCCGCATAGGTACGGGCTGTACCAAAGTCTACAATATCTCTAGTTTCTTCTAGTTGGTATATCTTAAAGTTATGGAAGAAAATTGGCTTAGACTCTGTATCCCATTTACCTGTATTTGCTGCTGCCCAATCATTAATATCTTTTGCTGAGTCATCACCATTATCAAGTAGTTCGCTAACGAGTTGCTGAATGTGAACCATCTGCTCTGTTGGGCCCCAACCTTTCTCAGAATCGCCAGTCGCATAAAAATAATATAAAACCTGCTCACACTTGATGTATGGGAAAGGTGTTCTTCTCATTTTAAACATTCTGTCATAAACACCGAAAAGTCCATTTGACTGTGGAAATGTTGTTGTTAGATTTTCAATATCTGTTGGAAGTGTTGGGAAAAAGTATGTTGTTCCTGAATCAAAACGCTCATCTACTTTTGCACCAAGGTACTTATTTATTATTGATGGTGGATGGTGAATTGTTGCTGTCATTATGCAACCACCCCTGCGTTAGCAATCCAGCGATACCCAGTTGACACTCCCTTAGATCTGCCAAGAGATTTGCCAGCATTCATGTCTCTTCTATAGACCTCTGGATTTTCAAGATACTTGGCAATGCCACTTACCCTTAAGAATGCTTGTGAAAAATATCTATTAAAAAACATGTCAAACACCTTTTCAAAACCACCTTCTACTTGTGATCCTCCAGGATTATCAATCCTTACTGGACCTTTTGTGAATACAGTCTCATCGTTTTCATCAAATGCTAAAACCTCTGCAACCCTTGGTCTAATTGTAACTGGAATTCCTTCTTCCATAATTCTTGCCTTATCATAAAAAGGTGTTCGTGATCCATTCTTAATTGATGCTGACTGACGAAAGGATGACTTAAAGGATAGTCCAAGGTTACTCGTTGTATATGAAATGTTGTACAACCTTGCCTTTGGGCTTCCTGTTTGATTCCACTCATATATGTGGTGAAGCATTTCTGGGTTTACCCTTGCATTTGAGTCTATAAACTCTTTCATCAACTCTACTGTTTCTAGCCCCACTGTCTTTAAGAATAAAGTTTTCCCCTTTTGAATGCCCTCTAAAAATCCTACTGAGTATTCCACAATATTATTCATTTCTTTTTTAAACTGATTAGAACTAAATACGGCTCTCATACATCACCTGTTTGATTTTCTGATCTTCTAATAACGATCTTATAAGACTCTATAGTTCCAAACGGTCCTGTAAAAGGTTCGTAGGTTGCTATTTCAAATAAAGTTCCTCTTCCAGATCTAGGACCAGAGGTCTCCATATAAATAAGATTTCCTTCTTGATCCTTTATGTCTGTAATAAGTATGTTTGTTAGTGCATTTTTACTATCAAGTGATGATATTCTGATATCAGACTTTGCTCTGCCAACAAGAATAGAGTGCTGCGTAATATTTACATTTGGCTTTACGTCTTCTTTAAAAGCAGATCCACCAGAGGTAAAACTGCAGGCAAAGATTCTGTCCAAAACCCATTGCTTTTTAATTGCTCCATATTGCCCTTGCTCAACTATTGGATGATATACAGATGCCTGCATTGGAAACATAAAATCTGGTGTCTCACAAACTGTCATTACAACACCCCAATTTTTGTAATAGACTTTACATACTTAGAAAGTATCTTGTCTACGATTATATTTCCTGTTCCTTCGAAAAGACCCTTGTCAAACTGAATTCTAAACTGATCTGTATTATAAGAAGAAATAAATCTCTTGTAGTAGTCTAACTTTCCACACTCAATGTCGTGAATTAGCATCTCTGTTGCTCTAACAATATCTGATGGTACTGTTGTATATCCATGCTCTACTGTGATCCTGTAGTCCCAAGTAATTCCAAATCCTCTATACACAAACTGTGGGTCTAAAGAGTCTGAGGATGCTGCTGGTAAAACCAGTGGTGCAGACTCTGCACGATTAATATTGTCTGTAGACTTTTCAACAATTGCTGTTTTGTCTGATGTTACCTCAAACTGTCTATCTTCTACTAACTTATTGTTTTCATAAACACTCAAAATCTTTTTTACATCATCCCAGATAGGTAGGTAGTCTGATCCAGTTCCTGTAAAATTTAAAACCTTTTTTCTGTAATAGAATCCATCTGGAACTATTGAGTCAATGATTGCTCTTGCGATTTCTTCATTTAATGCATATGCTGCTATGTCACTTGCCGTTGATGCTTTTGTTGCAGGGTCTACATATGGCCTAAATATCTCATATGTTTCGTCCTGCAAAATCTGCTCATTTGATGTTCCTGGGTCTGCGACTATTTCAACTCTATATGATGAGTCGTACTTTCCTGGTAGTAAAATTTCTAAAACTTCTGACGAAGATGAATCAGCAAATGTAGATGTGGATACTGAAAGATCCGCCATATCTGTTATAGTAACAGTTATATCTGAATTTGTTATTCCCGCAGGAATGACAAAATTAACAGGTATTTCTGCATATGGCGAAACTCTCAATATCTCCATCTTTAATTAACCGAAAGCCTTCTTGACTTCTTCTGGTGTAGCAATGCGAACATGGCTACGAGTTAGCCACTTGTCTGCTTGTGCTTTTGTAACAATGTTGTATCCTCTAGAAATTGCACCAACTTCTTCCCAACGAACGCTCTTTGTTGAGTGAACTGCTACCTTTTCTGAAAGATCTACGTGTGACTTAATTGTCTTGCTTGGGCCGTCTGCTGCCATTGATCCAATAGCGCCTGTTTCTGTAAATCCTAATGACTGAACTGGTTCTTCTGCTGCAGGTGCTTCGACAACTGGTGCCTCAACTACTGGTGCTTCTACAACTGGCTCTGCTACTGGCTCTTCTACATGCTCTACTGGTGCCTCAACCACTGGGGCTTCGACATGTGCCTGCTCTTCTGCATTATCTGCTGAAAACGGATGATTGTAATTATTGTTTTCCATTGTATCCTCCTTGTTTGTATTATATCATTAAAGTATTAAGGGGGACAGGAGAGTGAACTCCCGCCCCCCATTAAAGGTACTGTTTACAGATTATGAATCTGAAGCAGCGTCAGCGAATGCAATTGCATCCTCTTCTTCCCACTGAATACCAAAGCGGACGAATACTGTGTACTCAATTGTGTCCTTCTTTGCTACGTACTCACGGTTTACTGTGATATCGCGCTGGAATCCCCATACACGGTTTGCAGGGAATGTCAAGTCGATATAGCCTGCTGGGTAGTAAGGAACTTCCTGAACTTCAATTCCGAGAACACGAGTTGTACGTGCTCCACCGAATGTCTGTCCGATACCATCAAGGTATGACTGGCGGTTTGCCTGGGTTGATCCTGGCATCTGGCCTGCAAACGCTTCTGCAACTGCATCAGCAAGTGTACCGTTGTTCTTAACGATTCCACCGAATGCATCTGTACCTGCGTAGAACTTAAGATTGTTCTTAAGTGCACGGTACTTACGTGGCATTGCGTTGATGATGCCCTGCATTACATCAGGTGTCCAAGCATTATCTGCTACGGTTACTACTGACTCATGTGCATCTCCATCTTTAGCCTTCTTTACGAAGCCTGGCATGATTGACAAGAATGCTCCTGTAGAACCATCACCGTTGATTGCGAGATCTTCGATATCGTTTGCGAATGCATTGGTCATTAGACGTACCAAGTGATCTTCTAGAGCGTCACCTTCGATACCATCTTCCAATGATTCTGCTGTTACTTCCCAATCAAGACGAATCTTCTTGGTAGTAAGTTCGACCTTGGTGAAAGTTGCACCTGTGTTTGTGTATGTACCAACTGCTTGCGCTGCTGCACGAATTACACGCTCACCGACGTTTACCTTCTCAAGTTCCATAGAATTGGCTCTCATTGTTACACGACGGCCATCCTTTGCTAATACTGTTGCATCCCAAACATAGTCGATAAAACGACGTGCCTGCTCAGGGCGCAAAATTCCAGAAGCCGCTGAACCACTAGGGTTAACAGCGTTTGCTCCGCTTGTAGATCCAAGAGTTGCTGTTGGAATGTTTCCAAGTGTATCTGCACCTGGGTTACTTACTCCACCAATTCCACCTGATGCGAAAGCACCTTGACCCTGGTAAAGTCCTGGTGTTGTTCCACCTAGATCTCCCGCAGCGCCTGGCTGGTTTTTGATTATTTCTTCTGACATATTGTCACCTCCT